CAGAACTCAATATAAAATATGGTGGAGAAACAAATTATTCAATTCATGTAGATAAACAAGACCCTCAAGACTCTGTGTATATGCACATCACAGGTAAAGATGGAACAACCGAAGTTTTTTCTGGAACTGATATTCTCTCAGCAAGTGGAACTGCTTCTGGTTTTAAAGTATATGAAAATACTTTTGAATTTTCTGGAAGCCTTACAACCTTAATTGTTGAGGTAGGTGGAAGAGATATAGGAATTTCAGTTGGCGTTTTATTTGATGATGTTCAAATAAATGTATTATACAACACAATTAACACAATAATAACACAGGCAATAACAAGCGTAGAAATGTTTATTGCTTTAAACGCTGATGCTTCTCAAGAAATAATAAATGTAGTTGAAGATGTATTTGAATCTAATATGCCTATTGAAACAGATGTAGGAATGACTTTTGAACCAATAGAAATACAAGAGCCAACATATGAAGAAGTAGAAATAGAAATTGCAGAGATTGAAATTGCAGAAATAGAAATAGAATTAGAAATAGAAACTGAAATAGAAGCTACAGTAGAAGAAACAGTAGAAGAGGTTGCGGTAGAAGAAGATATAACAGAACCAGAACAACAACAAGAGGAAGCCCAAGAAGAAAAAGAGGAAACATCAAACGAAATAGAAGTAACAAAGAACGAAGAGAAAGAACCAGAACAAATAGAAGAGCAAGAAGAGAAAAAAGAAGAAACTCAAGAAGAGAAAAAAGAAGAATCATCTAAAGAAAAAGCTGTAAAAAAAATTATGAAAAAGATGGACGATAAAAAAAAGTATGATGATGTAAACCAAACTAAAACCCTTGTAGTTATGCAAGTATTAGGGAATACTAAAACCTTTTTCCAAGATCAACAACAACTAAATGATAGAGTAGGATTTTTTTCAAATGTTGTTTTGCCAGACACAATTATCAATGATAATGATATGGCAAGTTATTTCTTATTTGTAGGGAGTGATGGTTTAATGAATGAAATGATAGATAGTCAATGGCAACAGAAATAGATGTAGGTGGTATAAAGTTCAGAGGAGGTAAGATATTTCTTATAATTACTGTTTTAAGTAGTTTTGTAGGCGTATTATGGGGCGGTTTTGAGGTTTATTCTAGGTATTTATCTATGGAAAAGAAGATAAACAGCTATACAGCACCAGATTTGAGCGGCTTTGATAAGAGATTAGACCTTATTCAATTAGAAACTGAGATGCTACAATCAGAAATGACTATGATATTAGAAGAAGTAGAATTAGTTGCTGGTGTAGCTAAAGAATTAAAAAATGATTTAAAAGCAGATGTTAGACGTATTGAAACTATTGTTGAAGATGTTGAGCAAAGAGTTAAGCAAGATGCTAGAGATAATTCCAAAGATTTAAAAGAAACTGTCAATGAACTAAAAGAAGAAATGCAAAAGCTTGAAGAAAAAATAGATAAAAGAATTAAACTAGCTTTAGAAAATCCTCTAAGTCAATTAAATGGCTAAACAAACTGTAGCAAAAGAAAAATTTGATAAAGTAGTTAAAAGAACGAGTATAGGAAACTCTTCACGCTCCAAGCCAAAAAATAAGCACAAATTGAAATCATGGAAAAAATATAATAGACAGGGTTGATGTGGTTTATTCATACTGTTGTTTGTATTGCTAATTTAACTCTTGCACCTTTTTGCTCAATAGGTGGCAAATTACCTATCAGTTTTGACAATTACGAAACTTGTGATAATGCTGTAGATCGTATTGTGTTAGAAATAGATGAGCAACTAAAAGAAAGACAATTAACTGTGGCAATGAAATGTTTTATTAATGAGCAAGTTAACACCTAAAACTACAAGAGAACAACTCTTGGACATTTATAATAAGATTGATCTTATTCAAAATAACCATTTAAAACATTTAGAAAAAGACATTAGCAAACTTAATTATATTTTATGGGCTATTGGCTTCATGGTTTTGACACAATTCGTATCTTGGGTGTTATCTATGATTGGCTAAGATGGAAGATAAAGAATGGGACGAGTTAAAACTTATCCAAACAAAAATTCACGAAGGCTTAGAAAAAGGATACCCACCATTAGGCACAGGTGGTTTAAATAAACCTACAGGTGTAAAAAAATTAGTTTCTGATATTTTAGATATTCCTAGAACTACTGTAGATAGAAAAATAGAAAAAATAGAAAAGTTAGCATTACAAAGTTCTCATTGGGCTATTGAATGGCACAGATACAAAGAAGTTAAGCCGCAAGTTATTATAGAAGAATATAAAAAACCTATTGTAAGAATACCAGCACAACGCACCACATTTTCTAATCCAACAAAAGTATTTGTTATTCCAGACGCACATTGCTCCCCAGAAGAAGATCAATCTAGATTTTTATGGATAGGCAAAGCAATTAGAGAATACAATCCAGATCATTTAGTCTGTATAGGTGATTTTAGTAGTTTTGATAGTTGCTCATTTTACGATAAAAACCACACAGTAAAAGGTGCTAAAAAACCTCCAATATTAGAAGATATAAATACAACAGACGAATGTTTAAAACTAATACATGAAGGAATGGGTGATATTAACCCAGTAAAGCATTACTGTTTAGGTAATCACGAAATGCGGCTATACAGATATGAAAACGAACACAAAGAAGTAGTAGGTGCTTTCTCACAGCAATATGAAACTCTATGGAGAAAAAGAGGTTGGGGTATTTCAGAATACGGAGATTTTTATTTTATTAAAGGTGTGGCTTTTGTTCATGTACCTATGAATGAAATGGGTAGAGAAATAGGCGGTAAGATGGCTGAAGCTAGTGTTATCTCAAATGGTGCAACTCACGATATAGTTTTTGGTCATTCACATAGAGAACGAAGCTGGAGAGCCAGTAAATTAGGCAGAGGTAATTATGTTAAAATTGTGAATGTTGGAACTTGTATGAATTATGGTCATTTAGAGGAATATGCGAAGAATAATGCAAATGGGTGGAGTTATGGTATAACGCAACTTATGATTAGTGATGGACATATACAAAGCCACAACTTTATATCAATGTTAGAATTACAGGAGAAATATGACAAAGGACAAAATGATAAAAAAAATAATGCAACGAATGAGCAAAAGGGCTGATGATGGCATTAAAAAATATGGTTCAACAATGTTACACAGCAGAAAATCTTTTGTTGCGTGGATTGATGACGCTCAAGAAGAATTATGGGACGCAATAGTGTATTTAGAAAAACTTAAAACATTAATGGATTTAGAATTAGAAGAATTACATAATATAGGAGGAACAGATGATTGATGACGCTAGATTGCACCAAGAAATAATAGATCATGAGGGTGGTATTTTGTTAAAGCCATATAAATGTACCGCTAATCAATGGACTATAGGAGCGGGGCATTTAATCAAAGAAAGAGAAATGAATGAATTTAGAGATGGTATTACTTATGAAACAGGACTTAAACTTTTTTTAATAGATTACACTATAGCAAAAAGAGATATGCAGACTTTTTTAAAACCATGTGGAGATATGCCAGACATAGTTCAAGAAGTATGTTTAGAAATGGCATTTCAAATTGGTTTACCTAAATTACAAAAGTTTGTTAAATTTAAACAAGCATTGACTGATGAGAATTGGTCAGAAGCAATTTTACAGATGGAGCAAAGCAGATGGTACAATCAGACCCCAAACAGGGCGAGAAGCCTAATGGACAAGATGAAAAAGTTGATCTGAGGAAACACAGAAAAAGACTTACTACTCCAGAGGAAAAAGAGTATATTTACCAAATGCGTAAAAAGTATAAGGAAGAGGACTTAAAAGAAAAAATGGCAAGAATAAGTAAGGAATTAGATTTATGAAAAAGAAAAAAGAAACTAAAAAGAAAAAAGAAAAGGTTGAATTAAATTGTTTGGGTTATCCAGTAAATGACCCATACGGATTAATAGCGGCTTTTTATAGAGCATTTGGAGGTAAACAAAATGTTAGGTAAATTATTTGGTGGAGATACAATAAAAGCTGTTGGGAATGTTATTGATGAACTACACACCAGCGAGGAAGAGAAACAACAATTAAAATTACGATTTGAAGAAATACAAGCAAATTTAAAATCTAAACAAATGGATATTAATTTAGCTGATGCTCAATCTACTGCTGGAGGATTAAGTGGCTTTATGCAACGTTCTTGGCGTCCCCTTATAGGAATGTCTGCGGCTATCGCTATATTCTGGGAGTTTGTATTATCAAAAT